CGTAGACCCAAAAGTCGCTCAATCACTTAGCAGAGCTAACATCGAAGCACTACAACTGGTCAAAGAGCTACTCAGCTAAATAACCGAGACAAACAGCCCCGTACGAGCTATGCCGTGACGGGGCTTTTTTGTGGGCGAAGCCAATTCGCGCCGATTATACCACGCTTTCTCCGCCTTGTCAAGAAATTTTTTACGCTTGGCGCAAATTAATTCAACTATTAGGTCTTTTTACATAAAACCTGCCTCAAACCCCGTTACAATGGGTTTCTTAGTGGTTCCGAAGGGCGCCGAAGTAGTAGAATTATGAAGTTTTTGCGGCGCGCCGACGCGGGGCGAGTAGTAAACAAATGAAATTACGCGCGAGCGAGTACAAATGTGAGAATATCCCCTAACCCACCCTGGTATTATACCATAGCGGGGTCATGCGTGTCAAGAAGAAACTTGCGCGGGGCTTTAAAAAGTTTTGCGGCGATTTGCGACAAATTTGGCACTTTTCGAACGATTTCTCGCGAAGCGAGGAGGTTTTTCGCGTCCCGCCCCCCGGAATTCGTGGCTGATATTTTATGAGCCAAGCTTGAAATTATTCTTGACTTGCGATAGTTGGCGATGTATAATATAGTTATGAAATTGAGAAATAAATACGAATATTACAGAAGCGAGTGGCACAAACACTGGCGAGTAGTAATCTGGCATCCGCTAACATTCTTATTGGTAATGATAGCAATAGCACACGGGTTTGACTTGTGAGCGAGGGAAATTTCTGGGCAATGATGCTCTGGTTAGCACTAGTGTGCTGGGTAGTAGATGGTTGCTCAAAAATCTTCAGCTAGGCTTAAAATAAATAAGCCCACCTATTGACAAGCGTATTCAGATTTAGTATAATATACTCATAATGAAAAATTTAATAACATACATCAAGGAACTAATTATGGCAGACAATGCAATCAGACCTAAAAACTACACAGATGAAATGGTCGCATCTATGACAGCTAAATATGTTGCTAACCCAACAAGAGATACAGTCGAGTCTCTAGCTAACGAATTCGGCAAATCAGTAAGAAGCGTCATTGCTAAACTATCAAGAGAAGGCGTGTATGTTGCTCAACCTAAAGTAACTAAAAGCGGCGAGCCAGTTGTTCGCAAAGCAGAACTAGTTGCTCAACTTGAAGCACACTTCGAGGTAGCGATACCAACTCTTGTAAAAGCTAGCAAAGCAGACTTACAAAAATTAGTTGACACACTCAGCTAAATGACTTAGAGCGTAGTAGTAAACACATATTGTTTGCTACTACAATCAGGCTCTATTTTTAAGCAACTTAGAACAAATTATTTTAAGTTATTTAAAAATAAATCTTGACATGGCTTTCAAAATTTAGTATAATATATGTAGAAATTGAGAAAAGGACAAAGAATAAAAAATAGCTTTCGGGCTTTATGATTGAGCAATAGCCAATAAATACATTCTCCTTCCTCGTTCTACCGCCATAACCGACATACGTGGCATCATCAAATAATTGGCAGTCGGCGGTATCCAACTTATCGCACTACAGTTTGGCACTCCAAGTAGTGTAATACTTGGCGAAAGTACTGTCTCGAAAGTAAGTGCCGTCCTACACAACGCAGGTGTAGCGTGATTGAGCCGTAGATACACGAAAATATCTCGGGAGCGGAATGCTCGATTGGCACAGTAGTAAATCTATTCCCTACCATAAGTCTTAGCCTTCGGGCTTAGCAGGATACCAGTAGTAGTAAAACTAGGTCAGCCAAACCTACAGATGTGATGGTACATGAACAGTAGTAAAATGAAGTCAGTACTCGGGTGGTATCACGAAACGCATACCCTCATACTTTAGCGCGACTCGTAGAGATAGCGTGTGGAAAGACTCCTCGCCCCACACAGTATGTGACTTCGGTTAGCACACGAAACATAAATAAAGTTGCAATATATAAGACGAGTGAAGTAAATAACAAATGGGCGAAATCAGACGCGGAGAGTTTTATCCCTAATATATTCACTACTTGCTGAGACTTATTGAGGAGAACTCAAACAGGCATCAAGGACATAGCGTATCCATGTGAAGTGCCAAAACCTCTAAGCTGTAAGACTTTTGTTCACGCAAGCAGGCACGCATGAGTAGTTGATGAACTATAGACGAAATGCGAATCAACAAAAGAAACGATTTTTTGAACCCAGCCAATGTGCTGGGTTTTTTTATGCCTCGTGAAAAATAATTCTTGACATGGCACTGTAGGCGTGTTATAATATACATAATTAAAAAATAACAAAAGAATTTTAGAAGGAGAAGCGATATGAACTTAACATTTTTAAACAAGACAGACAAAGAACTTGAAGCTATAAAGTTTGACCAAACAACAGATGGCAAATTAGCTAGGCAAGAAGTTCAAAGACGCAGATTAGTAGGCTACTGCGATGGCACAGCTATCAGACAGATAGACCCGAAAGCCGTCATAGTAGAACCCGAATCAACTTTAGGACAAGTAAGAATAAACGGTGTCATACAATGAGGGGGCGTAATCAAACTAAACAGCAATGGGCGAATAGACGAAACGCCAAGAGAGTATGGAATCACATAGTAGCAAAACTAAGTAGTAAAACTATAGAAGTGGATATTCCCGAAGAAGATGAATGGGATAGACACGAGAGGCACATGAAACCAATCAGGGAGGCTCAAAAGCACAATGATTATTGATGAGCAAACACAAATAGGGGTTCGTATCATACAAGGTACAAATATAGATGGGCTAGTACATCTATTAGTGAAAGAGAACCCCGCACTAGCACAGGAGTTATCTGACAAGATAGCATGGAAATTACAAGACAACGATTTAACAAAAGGAGAAAACAATGCCAGCTAAATTTAAAAACAGCGAAAGAGCTCACAACAGAGACGGCTTTGGTAGGCTAATCAAACAAACAAGCGGACCAAAGAGATATGTTCACCACTACTTAAAGTGCCAAAGTGAACAAACTTTATTTGATGCTATCAATAGTGATAGAACGAAACCAAAACACAGACAAAAGTTTGTAAACGAACTCGTAAGAAGAGGAGTAAAGATTGTGTGGAGAGATGCGTAATGTATGATAAACCAGTAAATAAAACAACAAGTGCAGCTAGAAAAATCTTTGAGATGAATCAGCTATCGGTATCACAAAATGATGGCATAGTTAGGACTGGTGATGGCACAGTAGTAGGCAGTCAAAAGTGGCTACTCAATGTAGAATACTCGCTAGACAGTAAAGAAGGCGAAGACTTTGTAGTCAACGCAGTCAGCGAAGAGGAAGCAAGAACTAAAGTAGAAAACCTATTGGTTGGAGTAGCAAAACGAAAAGGTATGGAACTAGGCAATGTTTTTGTAAACTTTGCTGCCACAAAGGAGACGATTGATGGCAAAAGATAATGTAATCCCGTTTCCAAACTTAAAAGCGCAAACGAATAAAGAAAAGGCTAGGATGCTTCAAATGAGGCTTGACGAAATTGATATAGAAAACAGGTATATCAACGAAGATATAAACTATCTACAGGCTTCTTTGAAGAAAAATCATGATGAAGCGGAAGCTATTCTAAAGAGTTTTGCAATAATAAATGGTGAAACACCTGTAATGGATTTTGAGAATGAGTGGGGAGATGACTTTGAGTTTACCCCTGACTTCGATATACCAGACAAAACAACAGAGAAGTGGGACGAGATAGGAGATAAAATGGTAGACATGGCTAAAAAGCTAGAAGATGCAGTAGTTCAACTAACACTCGACCTAGATATTAATAACGATAAACCAGAGGATAAATAGTGGAAAACATGGAAAAAATGGGAAAAGAGAATAGTATAAGCTATTCAGCTGAAGATGGCATACTCACCATTGTAGTCGATACAAACAAAGAGATTGGCCCATCAGCAAGTGGTAAAACTACATTAGTTGCTAGTAGTGGAGGTAACGCTTCAATAAATGTAGGTAATGATAGAGTACTAAAACTAGGACTAAATTTATATTACTAACATAGCAGCAAATTACACAGACGAACAAGTAGAAGTTATGGTGGCTTGGTATACAGCCGAGCCTACCAGAGATACAGTAGACACTATAGCCAAAGAGATGGATAAGAGTGTAAAATCTGTAATTGGAAAATTATCACGCGAAGGCGTGTACCAAAAACAAGTCTACAAGACAAAGACTGGCGAAGTGCCAGTTACAAAAGAGCAGTTAATTATAGAATTAGCATCATTCTTTGGAGTAGACAGTAGCAAACTTATGGGACTAGAGAAAGCCCCTAAGCAGGTAATAAAATTCTTGCATGGGCAAGTAGGAGGGATTAATGGCTGAGCATATGATGAAAAAGTATATTGCGAAAGTAGAAAAGACAGTATATGTAGTAGAAGAACTAGAGATTTTAGCAGAGACGGAAAAAGATGCTGAAGAAATGTTGGACGACTACTGCATTGATGACGATAATATGGCTGGCATAACCATCAGAGAAAAAGAAGAACAAGAAACTCATATCGATTCGCAATGGATTGATTCTAGTGAGGAACTATCAGTAGACGAGTTTATGGAAATCGATGGAGGTCAAACTGTCTACAGAGATTGAATTAGCTAAACTACAGGACGGACAGCTAGTATATGGCACTTACGAAGAAGTAGAAGAATACGCAGAAAAACAAAATACCTGTGTAGATAGATACTTTGACCATGTCAATACTAGCACAGTCTACAACAAATTTAAGTGGGTGGGAAATGGATTACATGACCCATACGCTGTATCAATTCCTTATGACTACTCAAAGCAAAAACCGAAAGGAAACTTCAATACTAGAGGAGTAAACAAGGATAAGTGGTAAACCTTAACCAAACCGTAGCGGGGTTGTTCTACCCCGTTTACCTTCACTAAACCGTAGCGGGGTCGCTAAAGTACAAAAGCTAGGGGCAAATTGCGTGTAGTTTGTGACAGTATAGTAGCAATTTAATGCAGTAGAGTGGGGTAAGTAGTGAATTAAAAATTTTGAATTGGTGAAAGTTATTGAAGTTCTTTAGTTGGAAAAATTGACGGTTCTTTAGCCAATTAGTTTTAGTGTTGTTGACCCCGCTTATTAAGTTAATATCGTGGTCAATATGGTTGATTTAATCGCATAACACACAACATTTAACAGAGACATCAGATAGCGAGCCATCTCTTCTAAGGAAGAGCTGTCTCTCATGTGATGCTCTTTAGTTAGGTTTTGTTGAATTGTATGAATATCAGTTATCTGTGTTATTATCAATTATTGTATATATTATACCACAATTTTAACAATAATACAAGTACAATTTTTGGCTATGTCATTGATGGAAAGGTCTGTGCGAGTTTCATTTAACATAAAAAAGTGTAATTTTTGATGTAGTTAAGGTTTTTTGAAGGGTAGGCGATCCTTTAACCTCAATGGTTGAAGTTGAGTTTCTTTATTTCGCTTTGTTTCTCTACGCTTAGCAGCGTTTTTAAGCCTCTGTTTCTTTTGTGCTGGTTTCTCGTAATACTCATTTTTGCGTATGTCGTCCATTAGTCCACTACGCTTGACTTTATTTCTGAAGTTCCGAAGAAGCCTGTCGAAATTATAATTTGGGTTATTCTGTTTTCTTCTCATTTACGCCTGCGAGTGGAATCGAATGTCCAGCCTCTTCTTCTCAAGTAGTGTACCTTGCTAGTAACTGCGCTCGCACTTTTGTTGAGTCGAACAGCGAGTTCCCCAGTAGATGTAGTACCATATTCCCTCTTTAATTGGCGGATTTCCGAATCAGTCCACTTGTTATTTATAATTTTCATATGACTATTATAACAAAATGACAAGTGAAAGTCAAGATTTATTTTCAACTACCCTCATAATTTTTCTTGACTTGGCTTCACCGAAATGTTATAATATACTATAAATCAAAAAACAAGGAAAAATTTATGATAATACATGGCAGTATGAAGTATACACCAAGCGGACGTAAACGCAAGACTAACGCTTATAAAACAAAAGCAAAGCCTAAGTTTGTGGCACAGGCTAAGAAGAACTTTAAACAAGTAGAAAAACTAGATAAAATACCTAGTATCAAATCTACAGGACACTGCACAGTTGCAGATAATAGTTGGAAGGTAGAGGCTAGTAAAAAGTTTACTGTTGCCCCTGCGTACAACAAAGGTGCGTATCAAGTGATACCAAAAGGAGATGTAAAATGGATTGGCAAATAGATGTATATTACCTCATATTTTTAGGGTTTTGCGTAACCACAACATGGATAGTAGCAAAACGAGAGGGCGTATCTCAGACGCTAGATTTCTTAAGAGAAAAAGGTGATATTGATTTTGACGACTGAAAAATAATTCTTGACAAAGTGGTGTAATTTTGGTATAATTATATAGTGAAATTTATAAAATTTTACAAGACTTTAAGCGCAGTTGTAGGTACTGCCATAACAACATCTACATATGTCTGGCACGAGTAGGAAACAAAATGCTTTCCGAGGGCGAGGTTAGGAGTACTCTTTCCACCAAGAGTCGGGTTTTGCAAGACATAATATTATAATAACCGAAGTATCGAAAGAACTTCACAGCGCGTGCCGAAAGGACGCAATAGGAGAAACCAATGACTGGATTAACAGCATTAAACTTTAATGATTTCGACAAATTATTTGTCGGATTTGATCGCTTACACAATGAGCTAACAAGACGGAACGAAACTTCCCCACTTACTAACTACCCTAGATACAACCTAGTGGCTATCGGAGAAGATGCATATCGCATTGAGATGGCTTTGCCAGGCTGGAAAAAGGATAACATTGAAATTAAGCAACATAAGAATAAACTTACCATAGAAGGTAACGAAAAACAAGAGTTAGATTCTGACGAGGAGCGTTACATCCATAAAGGATTGAGCGGTAAAACCTTTAGTAGAATCTTTACGCTTGGCGATTGGGTAGAAATATCTGACGCAGGTTTTAAAAATGGTTTATTAGTAATTAATCTACAGGTGAATACACCTGAAGCTGAACTGCCTAAGAAAATAGAGATAGGCTAGGAGAATACAAATGCAACAAGCAAGACGGTTCTTGAATCGTTATGCTAGTGTGCAAGCGTTTCAAGACATTAAAGCTAAATACTGTCCTGATGGACAAACTTGTGAAGTCATTATCATGTTAGGTGCTATGATAGGATTCATGTTTATAGCAATGAGACCAATTATAGTAATATGATTATAACAGACAATGCATTCGCAAAGTTAAAAGAAAGGGTTGCCCTAAGTAATACTTGGGGCATCCGCCTTTCCGTTAAAGGAGGGGGATGTGGTGGATATACATATGAGTTAAGTTACGCAGACATGCCAGATTTAACTGATGTGGTATATAAAAACATCATAGCAGTTGATAGTCTCAGTTGGGACTATGTAAAGGATGCCACATTGGAGTGGCAGGTTGAAGGAGTACAAGAAGAATTTGTAATCCAAAACGAACAAATAGAAAGTGGACGCTGTGGCTGTGGTGAAAGCTTTTACATGGATAAACTATGAATATAAGTAATACAGGAATAGATTTAATTAAACACTTTGAAGGGTGTGAGACTGAGGCATATTTATGTCCAGCAGGCGTACCAACTATTGGCTACGGACATATAAAAGGAGTGCAGATGGGCGATGTAATAACAGAAGCACAAGCACACGAAATGTTAGTAGAAGAACTAGAAGAGTACGAAAGTTATATAAATGATTTCGTTACAGTTAGCTTAAATCAAAATCAATTTGATGCTATGGTATCGTGGGTATATAACTTAGGTAGTGGTAATCTGAGAGCAAGTACACTTTTAAAAGTACTAAACTCAGGTAACTACTCAGATGTTCCAGAACAAATTATGCGATGGAACAAAGCAGGTGGGAAAGTCCTAGAAGGACTTACTAGAAGAAGACAAGCTGAGGCTAACTTATTTGGACATTAACTTTGAAGGCGAGACCTATCATATAGGTCAGCATATGTGGGACGCTATGTGCGCGCAAGCAGCAGAGCGTGAAATGACTATTGATGAGTATATTGCTGAAGCATTTACATTATTAAGGGAAAAGAAATTAACAAAGCAATCAAATTTAGAGCAGGACACTATCGTCCACTCACAGACGGATTAACGATAAAGCCTAGCGAAATTAATGGGTTAGGCTTACACACCCTCGAACCCCTAAAGGCGGGCATATTTTTAGGAGAAACTCATATTTGGGAAACCAATAGGGAGACTTGGATACGCACACCCTTAGGAGGATTTATTAATCACAGTTCAAATCCTAACTGTTTTATAAATACTAATATACACTACCATGACGGACAGCAAAGAGAGTTGTATACTATAAGACCTATAGAATCAGAGGAAGAACTCACAGTCTACTATACAGTAGGATATGATGACATTCTATGACAAACCCTTTAAACGACACTCTTGAAGAAGAACAAAGAGTAATAATATGCGAACAACAAAAAGAAATTAATACTTTAAAGCAGAATATTATACAACTGCGAGATATGGTAGCAGTAGAAAACGAAGCTAAATATCGAGCATATGTGAAAATAGCTGATTTGCAAAAGGAAAAACATGATACAGACATACGAAATAAAAATAATATTTGACGCTGATGTTGAAGATGGCGACCCTAAAGACTGGCTGCCCGAAGCATTAGAAGAAGGATACTTTAAGTACAAAACTCGAAAGATTTTTAGTACTGAAGTCAAACCTATAGATAAAGAAGACCCCATGAATAAATGGATTAAGGACTTCAAATGAGCCCAGAGGTGAATAATCTAAAGGTAGCCATAAGAGTACTAGAACAAAACCAAAAAGCAACAAATAGTGCTTCAATTTGGCAAAGCTACGAAGATGAGTTAATACCGCTTCGTAAAAAACTGGGAGAGTTAGAATGTCAAACGGACAACAAAACATAGGACAGTTTTCTGGTGATATGGATAGGAACGAAGTTGAGATAGACCTTAACAAGTTCATGGCTTTATTACAGGAAAAGTCCGAACTCAAAGATAGAATTAGAGAATTAGAAGATATAAGTAATGTAAACCCCTTTCAAAAGGTAGTGTTTTTAGCACAAACCGTTGATAGTTGGAGAATATTTCCAAGAGCATTTTTAAGTATTTATATGTTCCTTCTCTATTACGCAACATTTTGGTTCATGGATTTACCAGAACCATCATTAGAACAATCAGGCTTAATATCAGTATTAGTCGGAGCAGGCGCAGCTTGGTTTGGACTGTATGCTGGGACACATAAAGCCCCAACAGCAGGACAAAAAGATTAAAAAAACAACTGAACAAAAAATATTACAAGTAGCAAATTTATCACCAAGTGAGAGTGCTATAGAAAAAATTGTAGAGATACACCCCATGAAACAGATAGCTATTATGTCCGTAGTTCAGGCGGTCATGTTAGCATTTATGGGTGTATCTATGTATATAATAGGATTAATATGGTAGAAGTAGTAATATATAGTAAAGATAATTGTGTATTTTGTGATAAAGCAGTAAGACTTGCTTTTATAAAAGAAACAAAATGTACAGTTAAAAAACTAGGAGTAGATTTTGAAATAGAAGATATGTTTCAGATATTTCCAAATGCTAGAACTTTTCCTCAAATAATCGTTGACGGCAAGAACATTGGTGGGTATGCAGAATTTGAACAGATGTTTAAATGATTGAGATATTTCAAAATGTTCTTACCGAAAACCACAGAGAAGAAATTTATATGCATGCAATTAATGCAGACTATAAAATAGGGTGGGGTGATACTTCTACTTTTGAGTATAGGCAATACCCTTGCCTACACTCAGATATTAGTAGACCAGACTGGAGACAGCTAGACTTTGTTGAGGGCATACAAAACGAGCCTATGAAAGACTTAGTAAACGACTTACAGTTTGATAAAGCAGTAATAAACTTAGCAACACCTTCATCAATTCAATTTCCCCATACTCATGGGACATCAACAGTAATAACCTATTACATAAATCCAGATTGGAAAAAAGAATACTATGGAGAAACTATTTTCTATGATGATTCTATGACACATTGTATAGGTACATCTTTATATCACACAAACTCTGCTGTCGTATTCGATGGCAAGATACCCCACTCCATCAGACCAGCTTCACATATAGCGCCTAGTTATAGATTTAGTTTGTCAGTATTTTTTAGACAAAAGAACTTCATTGAAGAAGCAAAAAATATTTCTTGACACCGCCCTTAAAATTTTGTATAATACATTATGAATTTATTTTATTTAGACGAAAATTTAGATAAGTGTGCGGAATATCATGTGGACAAACACATTGTAAAGATGCCGCTAGAAGTTGCACAAATCCTATGCACAAGTATATGGATTGACCAATTCTTAGGATTTGTTCCTAGAGCTTTGAACAAAGAAGAAAGAGATGTGCTTAATGAAGAAAAAGCAAAGATAAAACATTTAAAGCCAGAGGAAAGACCTATCACACCATATCTACCAATGATGTACAATCACCCATGTACTATATGGGCTCGTTCATCACTAGACAATCATGAGTGGACACATTGCTATGGCAATGCATTGAATGATGAGTACAGGTATAGATATGGTAAGGAACACAAATCTATCGATCAAGTAGTAAATAAATTACCTGAGCCAGTTAATATGAAAAGAGTAGGATTTACTGAGTTTGGTTTGGCAATGCCAGACGAACTAAAAGATTATGATAATCCGATACAATCGTATAGAGACTATTATCATCTTGACAAAGCAACTTTTGCTAGCTGGAAATATAGAGACAAACCGCATTGGTGGAACGAGGAGTATGCAGACTATGAGAGTCGTATTACAAGATAAGCCTTACATATCAGTTTTCTTTCCAGCTCATTGGAGTCAAGAAAAGATAGATATTTGGTTGGCAAAATGGTATTCAGCTAGACAATTAACACATTAGGACAAAATGACAGACACAGAACAAAAACAATTTAATCACTACGGAGACTTCGTAGTGTCAACAACATCAGAAGAAAGCTTAAGCACAGTAGCATTAATAGATAGGCTGATGGAGTTAGATATACATACACCAGTAGAGTTCTCACAACTACTTACAGCATCAATAGGTATGCAAGCTGAGTCAGGAGAATTCTCAGAGGTAATCAAAAAGATTATCTTTCAGGGAAAAGAATTCAATGAACAAGAAAGATTTCATCTCATGCGTGAGTTGGGAGATGTCTTGTGGTATTGGGTGCAAGGCTGCAAAGCACTTGGGTATACACCTCAACAAGTAATGGAAGAAAATATTAAAAAATTAGAGAGTAGATATCCAAACGGATTTGAAGTTATGCGTAGTGAGATACGCAAGGAAGGTGATATATGATAGTGCTAATGAAAGAACACTATCATACCTTTCAACACGAAGATCGTACAGCAGAGGTATGGAAAACAATAAAAGGTGAGTGGGCTACTAGATACTATGACAAGAAGGGCGGAAAAGCTAGTGTCTGGGTAAAAGATGTAATTCATACGGGCAAAAGTGAACTATGGGCAGAAAATGCTGCCGAGAACTGGGTATTCGGAATAAACTCATGATGGAAACAATAGAAACAATACTCATGTTACCTTTTTACATTTTTAAATATGCTTTCTCTTTAGCTTTTTGGTTTTACCTAATAGTATTTATACAACAGTCTGATTGGTATTTTAACATAAGTTCAAAAATCAGGGAGAAATTAGATGCAGGGTAATAAGTTTAATGAAGATATAATCTTA